CCCTGATGAACTGTGGCTCAGGCTTCAGAAATTCTGATGGGACCGAAATCCAGACTCCGGGATCATTAGATCCTAATGCCAACTATTTGGGCCTTGCCCATTCGTTGGATATTTATCTTCCCAAGCCATTGGCGAAGAAGATAAAGCGGTTCGGAAAACAGGAAAGTCCTGCGAATCGCCGACGACGCATCCGTGAGGCATTGCCTGTGGAGCTGCCGTTCCCCGTGATTGAGAAGCTCAGTCGCATGGGTGAATACTCGTTAAAACGAGTAACTAACCTAGTGGAGGCTATCAATGATAACCTTCTCACCAGTTCGCCAGAAGGAGTGAGACAACTTCTGGAGAGCCGAGCGTACAGGAAAGTCCTGCGCTGGGCATACTGCCTAAGCGTTCATAACGCAGATAAGGCAACAAAGCAGTGGAAGAAGTTTTCTGCACTGCTTAGGTGGAAAGCCTTACGGTCAGAGACCGAAAGGCCATCACCCCCGGATGATTTCCCCGGGTTCGGCGCAGAGAAGGATGCCTTCTCTGAGCTCCCACCAATTTGGTGCGAGCTATGTCCCTGGCTGAAACCAGTCTGGGATCGCGGTGTGGTGTCGAAGAGCGAGGCAACTCGTCTTCTTCACCTCATCACCAGCAGGAATATGCCTGCTGGTGGAAAGAAGTCCCGAGAGGAGTCGCTGCGTAAGCACGCGGCGACCCTTTTCTCGACACCTGAACCTGACGAGACTCGCAGGAAAATCCTGCATCGTCTCTCCGTCCTCATCGGACGTCAGGTTCGGGGTAAGGTCCCGCAGGGATTCAAATCCCTAGGGCATCTCTCCCTCACATCATCGGCGAGTATAGACTCGTCGGTGAAGGATGGAGGCAGAGCGGCCGAGGTGTCGGTAAAATACCGAACCTGGGCGACCAAGGTCGCGGACCACGACGTCTCTGAGACGACGTGGTTCGGGTGTCCTTACCGGCTGATAGCCGGAAGGCCACGCTGGGAAACGATGTGTCGGGAAAGTCCCGTATCGAGAACCGGTGATGTCTTCGGGGAATCCCGCGAAGACATGGAGCTCGATTTTGAAAATTTCAAAATCGAAGATCCCCTGTACGGATTAGACTCAGCGACTGGTCTGCAGCTTCTGCAGTGGTCGATTGAGGAGTGCATTCAGAATGGACTTCTCTCTGGGTCTCCGTATAATGACGGGGGGACCCTTCTTAAGGGCCCTATCGCACCGAGTATTCGCTCGAGTGCGATTGGTGAACCGGGCGCAAAGGCCCGGGTCGTCACCGTTGGCGAAGAGTGTCTCACAACACTGCTTCAACCGTTTTCACATCACCTGTTAGGTTATGTGAAACTCCACCCCAGTGCGACCACGGGTTTGACCCGCGGATGGCAACTGTACGAGTGGTGCAAACGTCTGCGAAACGCAAACGCTTGCAGAGGCGAGACCACTTACTTCTTAAGTAGTGATCTCACCACGGCAACGGATTTTTGCCGACATGATTTCTCTCTGACAATGATCAGAGGATTCATGGAGGGACTGGGGGAAAATTCCCCCTATCTCTCTGCGTGTGCCGAGCTGCTTTGCAGCCCCCGACGCTACGAGACGAACCTCGAAGGTTTCTTCGACCGTCTCACCACCCGCAGTGTCCTGATGGGAGACCCGGGAGCCAAATTGGTCCTAACTCTACACAACCTTTGTGCGGAGTCAGAGGCCTATATTCGGTATAGCCTAGCAATGCTAGGTGCCTCAGACGACGAGTTTTACTCGCGTCTGACGCGCTCTAAAGGCGGACCGGCACGTAAGTGGCGGCACTTTGCCTGCTCGGGCGACGACCACATCGGTCAAGGTCCGAGAGAGTACCTTCTGCGTATTACGCAGAACCATGAGCTGAATGGCATGGCCGTCAGCTGGCCGCAGAACTTCTTAAGTTCGCGTGGTGCTTTCTACTGTGAGGAGATGCTCCTCACAGTAGGACTCGAAAGATCGGAGATTTATGGGGTGGACGTTCCCCTCCATAAACGCGACTATTTTCGAACGCCTCACATAGATGCTATGAAAACGAGGCTTCTGTCCCCCTGTTCGAAAGAACACGAGGGCAAGGACGAGCCAAACCCTGCCATTGGCAAGGCACGACAGATGCAAGGCATGCTGTCCTGGCTCGGCGGTGGGTGGGAGATCACTGTTCCAGTGATGTCTGCCAGATTCGAGATGAGGATGGAAAGCTTCCTTCCTCGCTCACTCGGGATACGGTACCTCCCAGTAAAACTGGGTGGGATCGGTGCTCCGGGCTTCCATCGCTCTTTTGAAGAGCTGGCCGCCATCTTCAGTTCTTTAACTGAAGACCATAAGCAAGCGATCCAAGATGTACTTGGATCGACTGCACCTCTTCTTGTGCGGCGTACACTCGCAACTTTTGCGACAAATGCACGTGCAAGGGGTATTTCCTCAAACCTGGTCCTTGACCAAATTAAGGAGACGTTGGCCCAAGCCGAGTTAACTCGCGGCTTAGACGACAGTGGTCTGCAGTTGTTAACTCAGACCTCGGACACTGATTGGGAGATTCTCCGTTTCAGTGACAAACGAGCCCTAGCGAAGCGCTTGGGTTTCATTACGATCGATGATGCAATAGACATCATCGATCGACCTTACCTATTCAGGAACATGCTTGCTCCTGACATCTCGAGGTTGCATAACGTCGAGCCCTATGTAGATAACGCGTATGACGTGCTACCATGGGAGGTGAGGGAGCGTAGACTTGGCCAAAACCTAGCCACGGCCTACGGCGATCATCAGTCAGTTCGTACTGAGTTCGCGCCCACAGCTGAGAAGCTCAGTAAGTGGGTGAGAGGGGAAAGAGAAATCCTCTCTCTTCCGGAATCAATTTATTTCATTCCGGAGGACGTAGTAGTGTCAGACTCACTCTGCACGCTACGTGTTCCACTACTTTAGTGGTTCGCGCTCGTCCGCGTTCTGAACTTTCATTGGAAGCCGGAGCCACC